TAATATTATAATAATATAAATATAATAATATATATTAATAATAAATAATATTAGACAACTAAAGTTGTTAAAAGTTCAATAAATTCACGTTTAAGACTTTTCGAAGAAAAGACCCAAATAAGACTTGACATTTTAAATTACTTGTGTTATAATATTAAGCAGATACGTTGACTATTGAGTAAAATTGTGATTCGTGAAACACTTCCTGTAGATACCCCAGAAGAAAAGCTGTCTGGTTACAAGCTTGATGACCATGAGATTATTCTTGGTAAGAAGCGTGGTCCAGGGTTTAAGTTCTCTAATCCAAATTACTACAACTTAGAACAGAAGACTGATGCTTGTGCTCTTTACTGTGTTTATGGAGACATAGACCAAGTATCCGAGATGACAGGTATTCCACCTAAAGCTATTCGGGAATGGAAAGATGAACCTTGGTGGGCAGAGATCCAACGTAAAGTATTCGTTGAACAAAATGAAAAACTTGTTGGTCGTATTAATGGTGTTCTGGACAAATCCCTTGAACATCTGGTCGACAGAATCGACAACGGTGACTATCTTTGGGACGTCAGGAAATCTAAACTTGTTCGTAAACCAGTTGATACTAAAGTTCTAGCTAACGTAGTTAATACTCTGGTTACACGTAGACAACTTATTCGTGGTGAACCCACAAGTATCTCTGCAAACATTGGTGTTGATGATCGACTCAAGTTACTTGCAGCTCAATTTGAAAAATTTGCTAATGCTAAGGAAGTGGAACACGTTCCCATCGTAATCGAAAATGGCTCAACCAACGAATGAAATCGAGTTTTACCCCAGCGGAGAGTATCTCTCTAAAAACTGGGCAGGTACTAAAGTACCACTCGAATCACTCAGAGCCCTTGCTAGATCACAAGCAATAGCAGAACATCACGGTTTACTAGATACCGAAACTACTAAGTACTATTTACCATCAGCACTAACAGAAGGACGTTGGACTGACTACGGAGTTAACCAAGTAGCCATCAATCAACGTAATGCTCCTAGTGGTGATTGGATGACAGTTCAACAAGCTAGAGATGCAGCAATTACTCAAGCTTACAAACAAGGTAAAATGACTAAAGATCAATACCTTGGTGGTTATAAAAAATATAACTATGCTCCTGAGGATAAAGTCCCAGGCTTACAGCAACTAAATCAACTAATGAACTCTGAAGAGTTGTGGTCTTCTGAAAATGTTCCTGATCGTGTTAGGAAAGTAAGAGCCGCAGCTAACAAGTTAGGTTTCCCAGAATACTCAACTGAGATCAGACCTGCAGAAAAAGGTTATGGTAAGTACGATATGTATCTACCAGTAGCAGATCAAGGTCCTGGTTATGAGTTTAAAACTGAAGATTATCATAAGAATGCTGCTTTAAAAACACTAGCCTTAGTGAATAAAGTAGATGAAACAGGTAAATCAGGCTTAGACTTATGGGAAAAATATAACGGTTCAGGTCAAGATGCCAAACGTTATAAACGTAGAGTAAGCGAAGCATATGATATGATGACTCATCCTAAGAATCGTGATATGTGGAATGCTTACAATAACATGGTTAAACAGTATAAACAGGAGTTAAAACATGGCAGCAGGTAAAAAGAACTGGATTCAAGGTGCAATTAAGAAGCCTGGTCAACTACACAAAGACCTAGGTGTTCCAGCTGGTAAAAAGATTCCTGCTGGTAAACTAGCTGCAGCTGCTAAGAAACCAGGTAAAGTGGGTCAACGTGCTCGTTTAGCACAAACTCTTAAGAAGATGAAATAATGGCTACTAAGAAAAAAGGTGTCTCTTTAGCAGTAGGCCGTGGGGAAAAACTTCCTGTATCAAAAGGTGCAGGTCTTACAGCCAAGGGTCGTGCTAAATATAACCGTGAAACTGGCTCTAATCTTAAAGCACCAGCTCCAAATCCTAAAACTAAAGCTGATGCAGGTCGTCGTAAATCATTTTGTGCTCGTATGAGTGGTATGCCAGGCCCTATGAAGGATGAAAAAGGCCGTCCTACTCGTAAAGCAGCATCACTAAAACGTTGGAATTGTAAATAATGCCTAGTAGTCCTAACTATAAACGTGATTACAAAGCCGAATACAAAGCTCATCATGCTTCTCCAGAAGCTAAAAAAGACCGAGCAGCTAGAAACAAGGCTGCTAGAGCTAAAGGTCAACCAGGAAAAGATGTGGATCACAAAAAACCACTACGTTCTGGCGGTTCTAAATCACTAAGTAATACACGAGTTCGCAGTGTCTCAGCCAATCGTAGTGACAATGGTCACAAAAAAGGCGAAAAACAGTGCAAGTGCAAGCATTAAAAAAGAAACTCCCTTCAAGGGTACCAGTATTTCCGAGAAAGCGTAAATGAAACTTACTTCAGACATGGTTCTAGGGTTTTCTGGGTCATGTTTGGCTAAAGAATACGACGGAACAACCCCTACCCCCAAGTGCCACCAGGAATGGTGGGATCTCTGCTGTAGCGAGTATCCCCTTGTAGCAATTGCAGCACCCCGAGGCCACGGGAAATCGACTGCAATCACTCACGCCTACACTCTCGCTGCAGTTCTTTTTAGAGAACGTAAGTTTGTAGTACTAGTTTCAGACACTGAGACTCAAGCTCAGAACTTCTTGAATGATATCAAGAGAGAGCTTATGAATAATGATGATTTAATCACGTTATTTGGTGTAAAAGGCTTTATTAAAGATTCACAAACTGACATTATTGTTGAGTTTGAAGATGGTGAACAGTTCCGTATCATTGTACGTGGTGCAGAACAACGTGTTCGTGGTCTTAAATGGAACTCCAAACGTCCTGATCTGATCGTATGTGATGATCTTGAGGGCGACGAACAGGTTCAATCTAAAGATCGACGTGAGAAGTTACACAAGTGGTTCTATGCTGCTTTGTTACCTTGTCGTTCTAAAGATGGTATTGTACGAGTAGTTGGTACTGTGATGCATATGGACAGCTTACTTAACAAGCTTATGCCTCCAGAGTATGATGGTGATTATATTATTCATGATCCTCTTAAGACATATAGCACACGTAAGCGTGTAGAGTGGAAATCAGTACGGTATAGAGCTCACTCAGAAGACTTTACTAGCATTCTGTGGGACACTCGATATACAGCTGAAGACTACAAGATTAAACGAGAATCTTATTTAAAACAGGGTATTCCTGAAGTTTACTCTCAAGAGTTCTTGAATAATCCCGTAGATGAAACAACTTCTTACTTTAAACGAATTGATTTTATTGAGATACCTAAACATGCACTTGATGCAATTCGACACAAAGAGAAACGACTTACTTACTACGCTGCAATCGACTTTGCTATTTCTACCAGAGAACGTAGTGACTACACTGTTATCGCTATTGGTGGTATTGATTCTGATGGTATAATGAATATTGTCGACATTCGCAGGGGCCGTTGGGATGCTCTTGAGATTGTAGATGAAATCTTTGCAGTACAAAAGAAATATGATCCGCACTACATCGTAACTGAAAAAGGTGCAATCGAAAAGGCAATTGGAGCTATCTTACGTAGAGAGCAAATCAGCAGAGGGGTGTATATGAACCTCATGCCTATGACTCCTACTAAAGATAAGCAAGCCCGTGCTAGATCTTTCCAAGCTAGATTTAGAGCAGGTGGTGTTAAGTTTGACAAATCAGCACCTTGGTATCTAGATCTTGAAGAAGAATTAGTACGATTCCCAAGAGCTAGACATGATGACCAGGTGGATGCATTATCTTGGTTAGGTCTAGTGGTAGATCAAGTACAAGAAGCTGACACTCCCGAAGAGGAAGAAGAGTACGAGTACCAAAGAGCCTACTCTCAAAACAACAATGATGGTCGTTCTGCAATTACAGGATACTAGATGGAACTAAACGTTAAACTACCTATGAAAAAGATGCTTGTTTCAGCAAATATTGCTGACATGCTAGACGAGCACGATCTTAGAACTATTGGCTCTAAAGTAGTCAATGAGTTTCAATTAGACAAAGAATCTCGTCAACTATGGGAAAAACGTGTAGAGTCAGCTATGATGTTGGCACTACAAGTAGCAGAAGCTAAGTCATTCCCATGGCAAGGTGCTTCTAACATTAAGTTCCCATTGGTAACTATTGCTGCTTTACAATTCCATAGTCGTGCTTATCCAGCATTGATTCCAAATGATGACATTGTAAAAGTAAATGTAGATTATCCTGATGACACTCCTCCAGAAGTGTTTGAGGCTAACAGCCGTATTGAAAAACACATGTCTTTCCAACTTCTTAAAGAAGATGAGAACTGGGAAGCTGAAATGGATAAGGTACTTATCACAGTGCCTATCGTAGGTTGTGCATTTAAGAAGACATACTGGGACTTTAATGAAGAGCATCCAGTATCTGAGAATGTACTAGCTAAAGACTTTGTTGTTTCATACTGGACTAAGAATCTTAAAGACTGTCCTCGTCAAACACACGTATTGTATCTAAGCGAGAATGATGTTCTATCTCGTCAACGTCGTGGTATCTGGTCAGATATTAAACTACGTCCTTTGTCATATGCTCCTCAAGATCGTTTGACAGAAGCACAAAACAAAGCTCAAGGCGTAGAACAGCCTAACATGGATCCAGCAATGCCATTTGAGTTCCTAGAGCAACATCGCTGGGAAGACTTGGATGGTGACGGCTTCAAAGAGCCATACATCGTAACAGTACACAAAGAGTCAGGTAAGGTAGTTCGTATTGTAGCTAACTACTTTGAAGACTCTATCAAACGTAACTCTAAAGGCGAGATCATTAATATCAAGCCAGAGTCTTACTTTACTAAATACTCATTTATCCCATCACCAGATGGTGGTTTCTATGATATCGGTTTTGGTATCCTTTTAGGTCCTCTAAACGAATCTATTAACACAATCATTAACCAATTGGTTGATGCTGGTACAATGGCTAATACTGCAGGTGGTTTCCTAAGCCGTGGTATTAAGATCCGTGGTGGTAACTATAACTTTGCTCCTTTAGAGTGGAAACACGTAGACTCTACAGGCGAAGACCTATCTAAAGGTATTTATCCATTACCAGTTCGTGAACCTAGCCAAGTATTGTACACACTATTGACTACTTTGGTTAACTATGGTGAGCGTATTGTAGGTTCTACAGATATCATGGTAGGTGAAAATGTAGGTCAAAACACACCTGCAACTACAGCTACAAACATGATTGACCAAGGTATGAAGGTATTTGCTGGTATCTTTAAACGTACATACCGTGCTTTGAATGATGAATTGAAGAAAGTATTCCGTCTTAATCAATTGTATCTACCACCTGAGCATAAGTTTGGTTTAGGTGTAGCATTATCTCAAGACTATCAAGTTTCTCCAGATATGTTACGTCCAGCAGCTGATCCTCATGTAGTATCAGATACACAACGTATTGCACAAGCTACAGCTCTAGTTCAAGCTGCAGCTACAACCCCAGGATTTGATCAGTATCAAGTAATGAAACGTTATCTCGAAGCGTTGAAAGTACCTAATATTGAGCAAATATTGCCTAATCCGAAAGGTCCTAATGCGATCCAAAGTGGTCCATCAGAGAAAGTTCAGATTGAGCAAATGAAGTCTCAAGAACGTCAATTATCACTAGACACCAAGTTCAAGATTGCTGTCATGAAGTTGACTCAAGAGGCAGAACTAAATAGAGCGAAGATTATGAAGTTAGAAGCAGACGCAATCAAAGCGATTGAAGAAGCAGGTGGTGTCAGAGAAGGTCAGAAAATTGCTATGTTAGATGCCCAAATTGGTGCAGCTAAGGCCCATCAAGAAGGTATTCTCCGCTCTATTGAATTGATGAATCAAGCAACAGAGAAAACAGGAGATGTAGAATATGGTGCTGACGCAGCAAGAATTCTTGGATTGGGTGGAACATCCAGTGACCAAGGCTTACAAGAAGGCTCTGCATAAAGAGAGAGAATATCTCAAAGAAATGTGGTGCAGGGGTAACTTGCACAATGAAGAAGAAGTAAAAGGAAGATGTGCTGCTATCCAAGCAATCCTCGACAGTACATACGAGGACCTAGTGGAAGGAGCCAAAGATGGAGAATAAAAGCGGTATTCACCCTAAAGGGCATCGTGTTCTAATCTATCCAGAACCTGTTGAAGAAGCTACTGAAAGTGGCATCATTATTAACACAGGTACTAATATTGAGAAAGAACGATTAGCTCAGCTACGAGGGACCGTTGTAGAGATTGGTAGTACAGCTTGGCATGATCAGCCTGAAGCTTGGGTAAAAGTCGGTGATAAGATTATTTTCGGTAAATACTCAGGTTTGATTTATAAGGGTGATGATGATCTAGAATATCGTATTATCAATGACCTCGACATTGTAGCAACAGTAAGTTAAAAAAGGAAAATAGATATGCCAGAAGATAAAGACGTAAGTGGTCAAGAACAACAGCAAGATCAAAAACCTCAAGTAGCAGAAGAGGTTCAGAAAGAAGCCCGTATGTTTGGCTGGGTACCTAGGGATGAATTCCGTGGCTCAGATGAAGAGTGGGTAGATGCTGATGTTTTTGTAAAGCGTGGCAAAGAAATCAATCCAATTCTACGTAAGAACAATGAAATTCTTATGAAGAAACTTGATGAAAAAGCCAAAGAGATTGACAGCATTAAAGCTTCAGTTGAAGAATTCAAGAAGTTTCAAAAAGAAGCATTTGAGCGTAAGCAAGCTGAATATGAAGTACAGATTGCAGACCTTAAAGCTAAGAAACGTGAAGCAATTGCAGAGGGTAATGGTGATTTGGTTGTCGACATCGATGATCAGATCGACGAAATTAAAGAAGCACAGCGTACGGCTAAAGAAGAGGCTAAGAAAAAGCCTGAAGAAGAGCCTGCAGCTCCAGCTAAATCAGCTGAAGTACCTGAAGACCCAGCTCTACAAGCTTGGTTAGGCCGCAACCAATGGTTCGGTGAAGATACTGAAATGACTGATGTAGCAAATGGTTTAGGTGCATCTGTTCGTAGACAATTCCCTCACCTGTCTGGTCAGGAGTTTCTAAATAAACTTGATGAAAAGATTGCCGAATACTTCCCACACAAAGTGATGGGTAACAAAGCACGAGGCAGTGCAGTAGATTCAAGTGGCAATGTACGTGGTGATGTTAAGGGTGCTAAGAAATCCTATGACAATCTACCTGATGATGCTAAAGCTGCTTGTGATCGATTCATTAAGAACGGTTGGATCAAATCCAAGCAAGAATATGTAGATAACTATGACTGGAATTAAGGAGAACAATTATGGCTAAAGCACTTACGATTGAAGAGAAAAAAGAACGAGCACTTAACCGAACTGCAGAAAGTCGCCCAACAGGCGAACGAGTACGTAATGTATTCAATGGCACTAAAGCTAAGTTGACCGTAAATCGACAAATCCCTGGATATAAACTGCACATCTTTAATGATGAGCCAGGTCGTATTCAGACCGCACTCGAAGGTGGATGGGAATTTGTTCACCCTGATGAGGTGGGCGGTGTTGGAGAGAGAGTAACGTCAGTAAATACTGACCTAGGAGATAAAGTTAGGTACCTCGTCGGTACAAGTGAGAAAGGCGATGGGGCTTATGCCTATCTACTCAAGATTAAACAAGAGTGGTGGGACGAAGATCAAGCTGCATTGCAAGAACGTAATGACTTGGTAGATGATGCTATCCGTAGTGGTACGAATGCTAAACCTGGTTCTTCCAGCGAAGGCTTCTACACTCCACGTGAAGGCATTAAATATCAAACTCGATAATCATTTTTAGGAGTTTTTAAATGGCAAACGCAAACACCCCTCGTGGGTTGTCACCAGTAGGTACAATTACTGGTGCAGCTTACAACGAACAGGGTCGCCTATATGCTATTGCTAACGACGGTACTAACACATACGCTATTGGTGATGTTGTTAAAGTTGCAGGCGGTAGTGATACATCAGGTGTTCCTTACGTAACAAAAGCAGCAACAACAGATACACCAGTTGGTGTAATCGTAGGTATCCGTGTTGCAGATCCAAGTACATCTCTAGTAGGTACTACTTTGGCTCTTAACCAAATCTACTTACCACTAAATAGCGGTCTCCGTTATGTATACGTAGTAGATGATCCTAGCGTTATTTTCCAAGTGGAATCTGATTCAACAGGCGTATCAGCAGCTAATGTATTTAGCAATGCTGGCTTGACAATTACAGCTGATCAAACAACTCTTGGCCAAGCTCAACCATTGTCAAACACTGTTCTTAACGGTGCTTCTATCAAAGCTATCGGTACATCTGGCTCATTGGCTCTTCCATTGCAAATCATTGGTATTGAGCAAATGGAAAACAATGCACCTGGTGCTTACGCTAACGTGTTAGTGAAATGGAATAAACACCAGTTCCTTAACCCAGTTGGCACTGCTTAATAATTAGGAGAAAATAACATGGCTGGTATTATTACTACAGCAAGCCACCCAAAGGCTTTATGGCCTGGTATCAAGGCTTGGTGGGGTCAAGTGTATGACGAACATGCGACAGAATATGACAAATTGTTCGACAGCGACACTTCATCTCAAAACTATGAAGAAGACGTACAACTAACAGGTTTTGGTCTTGCACCACGTAAACCTGAAGGTTCAGGCGTTCAGTATGATTCTGAGATCCAAGGTTTCACAACTCGTTACACACACATTGCTTACGCTTTGGGTTACATCGTAACGAAAGAAGAATTGGATGACAACTTGTATGAGCAAGTTTCTCGTCGTCGTGCTGCAGCTCTTGCAATGTCTTTCCGTCAAACGAAAGAAAACGTAGGTGCTAACGTGTACAACCGTGCATTTAACCCATCTTACACAGGTGGTGACGGTGTATCACTATGTGCTACAGACCATCCTAACGTGTCTGGTGGTACATTTGCTAACAAACCATTAGTAGACGCTGACTTGTCAGAAGCTTCACTAGAAGATGCATTGATCGCAATCATGGGTTTCCAAAACGACCGTGGTTTGTTGATTAACGTAATGCCTCGTTCACTAGTTGTTGCTCGTCAAAACTGGTACAATGCAAATCGTATCTTGAAGTCAACATACACACCTGGTTCTGCTGACAACTCTATCAACGTGTTGAAAGCAACAAACGCATTGCCAGAAGGCATTGTGATGAACCACTACTTGACTTCACCTAACGCATGGTTCGTACGTACCAACATTCAAAACGGCTTGAAATACTACAGCCGTGTTGGTATCCAATTCGACCAAGACAATGACTTCGATACTATGAATGCGAAAGCAAAAGGTTACGAACGTTATAGCTTTGGTTGGACAGATCCACGTGCTATCTACGGTGTAAATGGTCCTTAATAGGGGCTAAATAGGTTAAGGGGCTTGAGGCTTAAAACGTCTCTGTAAGTCCCCTCCTACTTTAAAAAGGAAAAGAAATGTCTTATCCAATTCAAGAAGCAAAGGGCAAACGCCCAGCAGTACCTCCAATTAAATATCCAAAATAATTGGTTATTATCTAGGGAAATTGCTTATACAGACTGCCCTAGCAGACGTTATAGAGACGGTATAGGCTAAGTGCTATAACACGTAAAGGAATTCAAAATGGCAAATACACATTTTAGTGGTCCAGTAAATTCTACAAATGGTTTTGTAGGTAACGTAACTGGTAATGTAACAGGTACAGTAGCTGGTTCAGTTACTCTTCCAACATACACAGTAACTCAAGCTAATGCTCTTACTCCAAAGACAGCAGGTAAACTTATTTATGTTAGCAATGGTCTAGCAGGTTCTCCATGTATTGCAGTAGGTAATGGCACAAACTGGATCTCTCCAGCTGGCACAGCTATCTCAGCAACTTAATTAGGGGCTTAACATGGCTAATGTAACCTCAATTCAAATCCTAGAAGATGGCGACCGCAATGTTGTCGCTAAGCTTACAGGTAAATTAGATACATCTAACGTATCTCTAACAACTTTGTTAGATCCTGCAACATTAGCATCAGTTAACGCTTCAGGCTTAAATCCACAAAAAGCATCAACTCTAGCAATTGAGTCTGTTACTTTTGATATTCAAGATGGATTAGTAGTAGGTTTATACTGGGATGCTGATACTGATGTACCTATTTGGTACTTCTCAGGTCGTGATAAGATGAACATGGAATTTACTACATTCTTGCAAAATAATGCAGGTACTGGTAAAACAGGTAA